CGATGGTTGTTCTATCTTTACTGGAAGCCCTAAGAAAAAAAAATAATCCTATGGCCAAGAGAATTGTCAGCAATAATGTTGAATTTAAGGAATATGACATTAAATAATTTCTTACCTGTAGTGTCTGCAAAATACTCTGACTTGATAAAAGGCATTGCTTTACGCACATACTCTTCATCAAGTAATAAATTTTTTATAACTAACTGTTCTACTTCGTTCATTTAGGTTGTAACTGGATCATCATACTAAGTGTCACTCTTTTTTGTTCAACTGGTGGAGTGCTAAATTCCAGATAAGATGGATGTAATATTATATCACCTTCATTTAAGTATAATGACACAGCACTACCCCATTCGTCAAGACCAGGATTGAATATTTCAAGTAATGTTTTGGCAGGATGATAGTATACATCTGGACTAACACCCTCTATAAAATGTGTCAAAGTATAATGACTAGGAAGTGTATTACAATTACCTAAAGTTTCTCCTTTTTCTAATACACATAGTATTGAGTCTGTAATGATACCTACATGAGTGTCTCCCAGACCAACTCCTTTTACAAACTCTTCTAGAATATCAGTATATTGTTGTGTAATCCATGCTTCCATGTTTGTAAAATTAAGTTTGAATGGAGATGGCATATTAAATTTTTGTTTATCATATAAACTATTTGCCCATTTTGATATCTCACTATCGCTTATATTATATTTACGAACAGGACATGCAAATATCTCGTCTATCATGATCCATACTTATATTCTTGACCCGCTGCCCAGTCAAGTTTTTCCATTATTTCTGCTGTGAAGTATTTGTCAGGATCTTTGAGAATAGCAGAAGGATAGACGCTAGAATTGCCAACAACAATACGGTTCCCTTTACGTTCAAAAACTCCATACTTCTCACCCAACTCCAGTAGTCCGTAATATTTGTCAAGTCCCCTTGCATCAAAGTATAATCTTGTATCGACACTTGCATTCTCCTTTGTTAGACGCGACTTAGCAGCCTTTGCTTTGATAATATTTCCGATGACATCCTTGCCATCTTTCTCTTTTTTCTTTGAGAGATATATGATTGTACTTGCAGCATACTTGAGTCCGCTACCTCCACCCATTTCTTTAGTTGGTACATAGGCACCAACGACATCGTATGTGTGATTTGTAACCAGTAGTGGGACATTTGCTTTTCCAAGTTTCAATGTAAGAATACGGAAGATTGCTTTCACAACTTGTGCTCTAGTCATGTCACGAGTGTCTTTACCCTCTGCACTGTCTGCCAGTTCTTTAGATGTTGAAAGCATACCCAAAGAGTCTAACACAAACATCATAGGTTTGCGATCTTCTGTCTTCTGTTCAAGATATTTATCTAATATCTGTATAGCATTAGTTCTAAACTCTTGTACAGTTGTAACAGGAACTAGAATCATACGTGATCCATCTATACCACGATCATCAATCATTTGTTTTGTGACTGCTGCTTCACTTTCAAAGTAAACAACACCCGCATCTGGATTGTCATGTAGATAACTCTGTACAACACCTAGACAAAAGAAAGTTTTACCTGTACCACTCTCTCCTGCTAATGCTGTAATTTTATTACTGGGAATGCCTTTGTATATTGATCCTGATATTAATGCGTTAAAAATATATGATCCTGTATCAACAAAAGATTCTATGTCACCTACGCCACCCTCTGATAATAGTCCTGCGTAGTCATTGTCAATCTCTTTGACAATGTTTTTTAAAAATGATGTAGTCATGCAAATAAGAAATCTAACGTTGCTTTTCTCTCTGTCTCCCATCCTATCACAGAAGTGATGATTTGTAAAGGATCAAGAAAAGATTTTTTAAATTGGGCATCACGATCTATCTGCCCTTCTAGTCCCAACTCTATTGGGAATGTGTTAAGGAAAGAGATGACGTTTTCGTTAATTTTGTTTGGACGTCTAAGATGTAGATACTTAATTTTCTCACCCTCTTGTACTAGTGGATATTTGTATTCAAGTTTTTTCTTTTCGATATGAAAATTATAAAGCAAAGTTCCACGAACATGTAAAGGGGTGCCCTTTGAATACACGGTTGTTGACGCCTTGTATTTACGTAGTCCATTAACTGACCTCGGAAATGCAATGTCTTCTGGTGGTAAATTTTCAAATGTTTTTCTGAAACTATCTATGTAAGATACAAGATCGTCTTCTGTGCCATCCATCATAATTTTGATAGCATCTTTAATAGCATTACGACATGGCATAGGTGTTGAAGATTTAACTGCTTCAATACCCATCATCTTGAGTTTAGGTTCTTGATATCTTACACCTTCACTATCCCATACATTGAGCATGTATCTTTTCTTTGCAGTCCAGATACCAGTAGAAGCGATGTTCTCTCGCTTCATAATCATCTTCTGCTCGTATGCATTTACATATGAGGCCAACGCTTCATAAGAACTAGAAATATATTTTTCAAGTTCCACCTCACACACCTTATTAAGGAAAGAGACGACGCTCGAATCATTTGTCTCTCTCCCCTCGAATACCTTTTTAACCAAGTCACCCAGATTGAGGTAAATACTATCAGTATCACTAGCAATGACATAATCTTTCTTCTCCGTTTTCAATATTTTGTTTAGATACTTATTCATCTTGTGTTCTATCCATCGGATAGACACCTGACCAGATAAAGTAATCGCTTCAGCATTAATAATATTATAGTATCTAAAATACTGATTGCCAATAGCACCATAAGCACTGTTCAATTGAATCTTACGTGCCATTTGAATATTATTATACTTACTTATACTCTTTTCTAATTCTTTTGTTGGGGTTTTCTCATATTCCTGCTTGGCAAGTATCATCAACTTTTTAGATTGCACACGTTCATCGTATATTTTCTTCATCATCTCTGGTAAGAAACCATGAATGTCTTTACGATACATTGCACCATTAGCACACAGACAAAACTCTTTAGGAACCTCTACCTTCTGCGAGAGGATTCCATTAACTGTAGCGGATGGATGCCTCTTTTCAACGAGGGTCTCTGGGGAAATATTATACTGCATAATGAGATGAGGATACAGACTATTGAGGTCAAAACTAACCACCCAATTATAGCGTCCTGCAATCGGTTCTTTGACATATGCTCCTGCGTATTTTTCATCTTTGTCTGATCGTTTGCCTGGCGGAACAACAATACCTTTTTTGTTTAAAAAATTGTAGATCAGTGTATCCCACATTCTTACTTGATAATATACATCTTGCATATTAACCTTAGCGTCATATGCTAGGGCAACAGCAAGCTCTATCAACTTCATCTTTTCTTCTAGTCGTGAGACTAGTTCCACGTCAACGATGTTGTAGTCAATAAACTTCTGCCAATCTTTTGTATAAAAATCTTTGAAGTTCTCAAACTCATTGTGATCAACTTTTCTTTGACCAAGTTCTACAAATGCAATATGATCTAGACGATATGATTCTTGATTTGTATATGTAAATTTTTTATATAAGTCAAGATAATCAATAACACTGATCCCTGACATTCTGTAGAATATTTGTTCGCGTCCTTTTACTTCTATCTCCTCTCTTTTTACATGACCCCATGGTGACATAAGGTTCATTTCTTTCTCACCAAACAATCTTTCTAGACGACCACAAATATATGGTACGTCATATCCATCTACGTTCCAACCAGTAAGAATATCAGGAAAGTTTTGTATCCAGTAATCTAGAAAACAACGAAGTAGATGTTGTTCTCCATCACATAATATAAACTCTACATCATCACGTGTATTTTTGTATGGTCGAGTGCCAAATACTTTTAGTTTACGAGTTTGATAATCCTGTACTGTGATACTGAGCATCTCCTCAGCACACTCTTTGACATTAGGGAATCCGTTCTCACATGCAACCTCGATATCAAGTGACATAATCTTCATACCCTTGAAGTCATAATCTACTTCATCAGGAAACTCTTGAGATATAAACTGATACAAATATCTGTCATAACCATGCACTTCAAAGTTTGGAACTTCTTTATACTGATCAATAAATTGACGTGCTTCACGCACAGACTCAAACCTTACTGGTTTTGCATACCTACCATCAAGTGTTTTCCATCTAGTTTGTTTTTTAGTAACGACAAAAAGAGTTGGAGAGAACATAAACTTACGTTGAATACGTTGTCCATCTTCGTATCCAAGGTAGTGTATGTTGTCTCCAACCAGTTGTACGTTGGTGTAAAAACTCATTTAGTAACTGTCTCGTATTTCTTTTTCAATTCTGCTGTTGGTGTGACTATTGTAGCAATAGTTTCAGAATAAAGCAATACGTCAGTGTCTGTTGTGTAACGTGGCCATGGTTCTAACGTGCCATCTTCCTTAATTAAATAAGGATCTTGCATATGACAACTAGGTTCTTCATCCATTTGTTCTGCCATGGTGATAAGTTCAATACCACTCTTTAATATTATCAAAGCGATTTGCATAATGTTTCTAATTTGCGTAGGTCTTCTTTGTCCCAGATGTTATTGTCTTGTTTCTCGTAAAGATATACAGGAGCAATAGATTGTAGTTCTGGAATAAATGTTTTGGTAATTAGATTACCAATATACATCCTAGGTTTATATTCGTCAACCCTTATGTTAAAGTAACTAGGACCGTTGAACATAAGATGCTCAAATGTCTGTGTGCCACCTACAAATAATGGGAAGGGTTGTGGTACAAAATTTAGATCATATAGTGGAGTTTCTATGGGTTGATCAAATGATGCGATACCAACTTGACCATTGATTAATGCAGGGTAATCAACTAAAAATTTTTTTAAAATAACTGTCCCTGTAACCTCAATGAGTTGACTACCATGAAATTTGTGATCTGTTTTGTAAGACAGAATTAAATTATCATCAATGTCATATAACTTATGTTTCCTCATCGTCTAGTATTGCTTCTGCGTCTTTAAATATTTGTTCCATATCTAAGTCTTCATCAGTAACACCCGCAATGACATCTTCATGTGCCTTAAAATTTTTCTCGTATTGTTCTTCTTTTATTGCTTGAACATATTGTTCTGTAATACTATCCAGTGGTTCGTATGCTGTAATAACATGCCCTGCAGGAAGAAAGAAGTCTTTGTCCTTACTTAGAGGTGCCCATGGAAACCATGATAGTTGATATCCCTTCTCACGATTAAATACAAGTTCCCCTTCGTCAGATACAATATCTAAACGAAAAGGTTTATGTAACTTAAATCCTATAGATTCTTTAGTCTCAGGATCTGCTAACTCTTGTACCTCTGTAATTATTTCTTCGTTAGATCTTAATAATAAAATCTTTATACTCATTCTACGTTGCCACCCATCTTCTGTACGTTAGTAATATATGTATCACGAAGACTAGGAACTGGTTCTAATACAGTAACAACCATATTATGATTCAATGGAATCTTAACTTCTGGTGATAATGGACACCATGGTGAGTAATGAACTTTAACTTCTGGGTCAGTTACAATTCCTGTTTTATCTAACTTAGGTTGATCGTATTCAACTTTGTATGGATAGTTTGCAATGTATGCTTGTCTTGCACCACTTTCTTTATCAACTGCTTCCTGTAAATCGCAGATAATGCTGTCTCCATTGAACATCACAACAACTTTAACTCTTTCAGCTTTTACAAGAAACTGAGGAGGAGTTGGTGGTGTTATGTTTATTGGTTCTTTTTTTCCTTTTGCCATTTTGTTACGTCAGTTGGGATAGATTCAATACGTTCTCTACTTATTTTAACATATTTTTCGTCAGTGTCAATACCTATAAACTTTCTATTAAGTTTAACTGCTGCGACACCTGTAGAACCAGATCCCATGCAGTTGTCTAGTACGGTATCACCCTCATTAGAAAATGTTGTTATCAACCATTCCAATACAGGAACTGGTTTTTGTGTAGGATGTACTTGTTGTTGTGCAGAGAAGTCTCTTGATATGTTAAGGATTGACTTAGGATATCTTGTACCTTTGTTTTCAAAACCTTTTACAGGTTTGAGACCATATCCATGATCATTCCTTTTACTTACATATCCCTCTGGATTCTTACTCTGTCTTTTAAATGGTTCTCCTTTCTCCATGATAGGATTATATGTTCCACCAGATTTTTTGGCAAACAATAATATATTCTCATGAGTTTTCATAGGTCTATACTTTGCTAAACCTGGTGACCCACATTTATTTTTGTTCCAGATTAATTCATATCTAAACCATTCTAGTTTAGAACATATTAGTTGTGCAGAAAATGGTTGAGAACCAAACAGTGCCATCATACCTTTTGGTTTTATGATACGACTATACTG